GATCACTTAGGGGAGGTGTGTCAGCAGTAGGGAAAAATATTGTGCCAAATGTAGGACTTGTTACATCTGTATCTTCATAGTTAATTAAATTAGGACCACGAAGATCTAATGCAGGGTTGATAATCGTATTGATATCAAGGTTTGTAACCTGTGCAGTATCAGAAATGATAGAACGAGTTGTTCTAATCTGTCCCTCAACGTCTAGTTCATACTGTGGATCGGTAGTATTAACACCAACTCTAATATTATTCTGTGCATTTAAGTTTAAAGTTATAGCATCCTTTTCGTTGGCATCTACACCCACTGAAAATTCTACAGATTCATCACCTTGTACACTTAAAGATCTTACTCTTCTATATGCTGCAGTGTTACCTGCAGTGATTACACCTAAGTTAGTACTCTGAAATTGTAAATTATCATCATCTACTTTTGATACAATATATGTTCCATCTGTTTCACCACCAGATGTGAAGTCAATATATAACTTTTCGTTCCCTATAAACCCGTGTCCAACTGAAAGGATATTTACAAGTCCTCCCACAGTCCTACTATACGTAGCACCAACCCAATTTCCTGTAGGGGTAGCACCCGATGCTGATATTCTCTGTTGGTCAGAATTAATCTTAAGAGCCATTAGTTTTCCAAACGGTTATGATACGACGGTAATATCCAAAACACCAATCCACTTAACTGTAGAATTGGTAGTCACTGACTTCACTTCAAAAGTGAAATAAGGAGCTCCTCCAATTTGGAAAGCATCTGGAGTTACATTCCAGAGTTCTTGTCCTGGTGGATTGTTCCTAATAATATTCTCATAGGTAGCTGCTACTGTTGGAGTACCATCATTAGCAGTAGTAACTACAATATCAAATGTTGTTGCATAAACATATTGATTGCTAGTAGTCTCTTGACCAAAAACTCTTGCTTTTATAAAACAAACTCTATCTGCAGCAAGTGCAGGTGTGTTTGTTGCTAGAGCAGTAGTTCCATCTAATGTCAATTGTAAGGTATTGTTGGCAGAATCTGTTACTCTTTTAACTAGATACTTGTCATGGCTCGCATCAGCGAAATTATCGCTGACCATGTGAATTGCAGATATGTTCTTGAGCTCGAACTGTGTGTTGACGACTTCAGTAGAACCTACTGCAAAACCTCCAATTGATGAAAAATTCTTGGTTGGCATGACGTTATATTACCTCAGGTTTATTTATACCTTAACTTTAGTGGTTGTGAATCTACCAGTAAAACTAGTAGATGATGTTGCAGCTGTTGATTTAGTTAATTGGATATTAACACTGTTAGCAGCGACTGCTATGGTTGCATCCATCAAGTCATTATCTGATGTAATGGAGTTGGTAACTGTTGCGTGAGCAGCAGTACCTGCAGCTGCACATATAGCAGTGACCTCAAACATGTGAACCTTACCATCATCACTTTCAATGGTGATAAGAGTCTTACCACCTTTGTATTGTGTCTTATCAAATGATACGACAGTTGCGGTGCTTGTGAAAGAACTAATCTGACCACCCTCAACACGACAGTCATCAAGTTCCACAAAGTCAGCAGTGGTATCAAATATAGTTAAGTATGATGTGGTTCCACCATTCCATCCTCTATTGATTTTCCATCCCGCTTCAGCACCGTTGGCATCTAAATCAATGAATGGTTTATCATCCATTCTAGTTGTGTAATTCTGTCTTAATACATCTTTTCTTGTTATAGGAGATGTTGGACTAGAAATAGTATCAACTTTGATTGTTATGTCTTGAGCTGGAGTCGTTCCACCAACAGCAGTACCAGCGATAGTTATAACTTCACCAATTTCATAACCAGTACCGCCAGAGTTAACAGTAACAGATGTTACAGTTCCATTACTATCTGTAGTTATATCTACAGTCAATCCAGTACCTTCAATCTGTGCGGATGTTGTGACGCTAGTAACAGTAGTGGATGCTGTATATGATGTTGCAACTTGTGTTAATGTAGCATTATCAAATGTAGCAACAACACCTTGTGCAGGAACATTTCTGAGTCTTAAACCACCAGTAACTTCAAAATCTTTCTTATTTCTTACAGATACAATATTAGAACCAGAAGCCTGAACATTTAATGGGTTAATACCAAAATTTGTACCATCAATGATAAGAGAGTTAGGAATGCTGTGAGTAAATGCAATGTTTGGATAAACAACACCTGTCATATTACCCTTAAAGGTCATAGTGGTATTGCTTATTGAAAGGTTATTTTGCCCTGCTGCAAAGTATTCAAATGTATCTTCGTCAGAACCAGGTGATGCTTCAGTTAATATGTAAGTATCTTGGTCAACGTCTCTAACACCACCAAGAGATACAAAGTCAGTTCCGTTAAAACCTTCAAATTGCAACTGTGTAGTATTATATCTGATAGCACCTGATCTACGATCTAATGCATTAGGACGTTCGTTTGTAGTTCCTGATGGAACTATAAGTGAACCAGTAGTATCACAAAGAATATCAAATCCTGAAGAAGGTTTGATCGCAACACCAGTACCATCAACATCACTAACGGTAATTGTTCTACCAGATCCACCACCTGCTGCTGTTATAAGAATGGTATCTCCTACTGCATAATTTTGACCCTTCGCAACTACAGTTACTGCTGAGAAGTCTCCACTAGCGACTGTGACTGTTAGAGTCAATCCAGTTCCAATTCCAGATGAAGTTGTTGCAGTTGCTGTGTATGTTCCGTCAGTATATCCAGATCCAGTTCCTGTAACTGATACTGCAAGAATTTGACCAAATGATCTTGTTGCTGTTGAACTATTGTTTTGAACTACATTATCAAGAATACGTAAAAGACCAGCATCTAAGTTACCACTAACAGTTAAATCACCAGTTCCAGTATCAATTTTTAATTTTTCATCAGTACCATCAGTTATAGAGAAGTCAACATTTGTGCCACCTTTAAATACAAAATTACCTTCACCTTTGGTATCAAAGTTTAGTGGTACATTAATATCTGAACCATTACCAAAAATAGTATTAGTATTGTCAATTTCTATTTGTGCTGCAGCAGGTCCTATCTGTACCTTAGTGTTAGCAGTATCTACTTTGAAGAATGGAGTTAGACTACCAACTGTAGCATCTGCTTGGAATAGTTTTGCATCTATACCTCTAGAAGCACCAATCTCACCAAATTGAGTTCCACCAAGAGTAATTCCAATTGTGTTACTTGCAGATCTATAGAATCCACTAGTATTAGAATTAGTAAATGTTAGCGTTGGAGTTGCTTCTGCACCATCATCAAGTTTAATTGTTGCTTGGTCTATGCTACTTGAAGCACCACTTACAGTTATACCACCATTGAATGTTCCCAATCCAGTAAAGGTAGATGTACTCTGAACAGTTAGCGTGGAACTAAACGTTCCAGTTGTACCAGCTATAGTTGTAAATGTAGAACCACCAGCTGCTGATATATTCCAGTTTGCTGCAGTTGTAGTTCCATCTGGATTCATTATTACCTGAGCACCACCAGTAGGTCCTAAAGTAAGTAGACCTTCTTGAGTTAACTCAATATTTTTCTCACTACTAATAGTAGCAATGTCTAAAACTAAACCTGTTCCTTGAACTGCTTGGTCACCACCAACGTTACCTATTATCGGAGCGTCAGCTGCTTCAAATGCAGTACCTGGTGTGGTTACTGTAGCTCCAGTTGCAAAACCTACGTTATTAACTGTGAACTGGAATCCAGCTCCACCTCCACCACCAACTGTAGCATCATCTACTGAAAGAACATCACCAATATTATAACCTGCACCTGTTAGGGATATATCATTAACTGCTGTAACTCCAGTCTGTTCACTATTCAAAGTGTATATAAATCCAGAACCAGTACCACCAACATCACCAGGATCTACAGTTAACTGGTTATTTAATGCATATCCTAAACCTTGTGTCAATATAGAAAGTGAAGTTATTGCTCCACCACTAACTGTGAAATCACCAGTCATCTGATCACCAGAGTTACCTGAAGAACCAGATGTAAATGTTAAGTTAGGAGTTGGTTCACTCATGGCAACACCATGTTGAACACATTGATATGTACCGTCAGTAGTAGTTCCAGACACAGAACCAACTATCATTTCAAAATATGCACCCGCAGTACCTGCAGTACCTGCATTTCTTGTAGTAACGTTAGTTACTGACTGTATTGCTAATTCATGAGTAGCATTACTAGAGTCACTCTGATCAAAACGATATGTATTATTATCAACTAGTGTAATGGATGGAGCTTCAACAGGTCCTGATCCTGTGTCAATCAAGTACCTATTAGTAGCAAGGTTCAATGAATCAAGTTGAGCACTAACACCACCAGTAGCTATATTTTCTTGTTGAGCATCTAAGAATGAACCAGTTACGTTGTTAACAAAAACAGCATCAGTAAGAACCTTAGTAACTGTTCCAGTTGCACCAGAAACAGAACCAGTAACAGTATTACCTACAGCAAATGTTCCACCAGTAATATTAGAAAGATTTAATTTATCTCTTTGAACAACAGTAACTGTATAAGTTGCAGTTGGTACGTTTCTAAAGTTTGTTTGGTATGTACCATCAGTATATCCAGAACCACCATTTGTGATACTTCCACTAAAACCAGGAATTACGAATGTGGCAGTTGTAGTTGTAGTTGGAGCTCCACCAGTAAACTGTACGTTTGGATATGAACCTGCTAAGTATCCAGAACCAGAAGATGTAATAGTACCAGATATTGATTGAATATCAATATTAACAACACCATCTTTACCACCACCTCCAGTTACTTCAACAGTAGGAGCAGATGAATATCCAATACCACCACTATCAAGAGTAATTGAGGAAAGTCTACCAGTCTTTTCATCAAGAACTGCAGTAGCATTTGCTTCCTGAGAGGGAGTACCACCAGTAAATGTAACACCAGGAGTATTTCTATAACCCAGACCGTTACCAGTTACAGTTAGAGTTTCAACAGGGAAACCTATATCAGGTGAACCTGCAACTCCAGATCCTGTAGTATCACCAGCAGCATTAGCAAATGTTATAGTTGGTAAAGTTGCAGATGTGTATTGACCACCATCTGATACAGTTATACTTTGAACAGTATATCCAAGAGTTGTAGTTAATACAGCACCAGAACCAGTTCCTGAATCAGCAATAGTAACTGATGGGTTTGATTGGTATCCAGATCCTGCAGAAGTTATTGTGACACTATCAATGACACCACCTGTTTGTCCTAAATTAAGAGTTGCAGATGTTCCAATGAAGAACTGATCGTTAGAACCTGTAGCAGGTCCCAATGATATTTCAGTTCCTGCGTTTGCATCTGATAGTGATGCTGCTACTTTAATAGTATCTGTATCTACCCAAATGATATAATAGGTGCTGTTATGAGTAAGACCACCAACAGATGTTGCACCAGCATCAAGAGTTTGAGAATCATATGTTACTTGATCACCAGTTTCAAAACTGTGACTAGAAATTGTAATAGTATTCGCAGTTGTATCAACAACAGTACCACTAGGTGAAAATGTATTTTGAGGAGGTGGATCTACGACTGCAGTAGGTCCTGAATAGTTAGTACCACCAAAATCAACTGCTGCGGCTACAACATTACCTGCTTGACCTAAATTAGCAGTCGCTGCAGCAGCTCCAGATGAAAATGTGATGTCTGGAGAAGCACTATAACCACTTCCTCTATTACTTAACGTAATTGATTTTATAGCACCAGTTGTTGCTAATGCTGCTGTGGCAGTTCCTTTTTGGAAAGGATCTGATGTTACAGATACGGATTGTTGTCCACCCTCATATCCAGTACCTGCAGAAGTAACTGTAACTGTACCTAAACCATTCTTAAGAACAACAAATGATCTTGTAGAGAAGCAAGATGCTTCAGATGAACCAAATAATGTACTGTCTTGGAATCCTGCAATATTAAGAGCACCTTGGATTACACTACCAAATGATATTGACTTATTAACATCAAAGTAAACTGCTTCTTTAACGATTGTTTCAGCGTTAACAACAAAGTCTTCCTGACCAGAAGGGTCAACGATTACCTGACCTGTCGTTGAAGTAATACTGTTACCTGCTAAACGTAAGTTACCTGTCTCAATGTATGCAGGGAAAATGTTAGTAGTACCAGTTCCATCACTTAACGTAATATTTGCAGCAGACTGAGCAGTAGAGGTTGCTTGGAATTGAACGTTACCAGTCTCTTGGTCTACAGAAAATGCTTCACCAACACGGAAGTCACCGTCTTGGTCTGTGGAAGAATATAGAACCTTACCATTGTTAAGTTCTTCTACCTCATTTGCCTGTACAGCAAGAGATGGGTCATTAGTATAGTCTGAACCAGATCCAACATAACCAAAGTTATGTGCAGTCAATATAAGTTTTACACCAGAACCGTCTGCCTGTACACCTTTACTTCCATATACACATGCAGATGCAACTGAACGCATCTCAGCACCGAATGCAGAATAGTCAGCAGTGATAACAGATGTAGCAGAATCACCACCACTTGATCTAATATCAGATGTGCCACCAGACCCGTCTGTAAAGGTCGTAGAAGCGTCATCACCGTTAGCATGAAGCAATAGTACTGTATTAAGATCTGATGAGTATTCGCCTGTTGTAGGGGTAAATCCTGCAGTGAATCTAGCAGCACCTTTACTAATTCTTACCTCGTCAATATGTCCGTTAAATGCTTCAGTAGGAGATGCTTGATAGTCTGAACCTATGATAACTGGTTTAGTAGAACCATAGTCATTAGTATCTGCACCAGTTCCTAACTCTACTCCATCTAAGAATAATTTTGTGGTTCCTCCCTGTCTTGCTACTGCAACGTGATACCATGTACCAGTTGATAAAGTACCACCACTACGAGTTGATGCATTACCTACTCCATAATGAAGGGTTGTGCCATTTAAGTATAATTTTGGTGCAGTATCTGTACCAGATGCATCTCTTAAATCAAATATATGCTGTATGCCTGTTACACTGTTTGGTCTTATGAATGCTTCTAAACACCAGTTTGATGTACCAAATCCAAAGTCTTCTGAAGTTGGAACTTTTACGTTATCTTCAGTTCCGTCTAATAATATAGATGATGTTCCAAATTTCTTTTGTGCTGTATCTAACTGTGAGTCACCAAATCTACTTAAAGTTTTTGCGGATTTATTGACTGTAGTAAATGCTCCAGTTCCTTTACCAGTAATGAATATATAAGTTCCATCATTACTAGAAACTACACCTCGTGCAACTGCCTTCTTGTAAGTAACATTACCAGATGTTGTTCCAGATGCACCATCTGCATATGTGACTGTATTATTGTCTACCTTTGTAACTTGATAAAAATTATCTGTAGCAGAACCACTGATATGATCTGCGTAGATGTAATCACCTGTTACTAAACCATGTCCTGTTCTTGTCAATGTAACAGTAGAACTTGATCTAGCATAGGTTCCTGACTGGAAACTGTCCTCTAATTGATATGTAACCTCAGATGTAGAGTATGTTCCACTGACTCCACCTAGTTTTAATCTTGTATTACCTGTTCCAGACTTACCAGTAGCACCTTGAATACCTTGAATACCTATGGATGCGAAATAGTTAAAGCAATTTAACCACTCAACTCTTATACCATTAGTTGCAATTACACCAATCTGATTCGGTGTAATGAATGTACATTCATTGAATAAAACAGAACTATGCTGTGATGCAGCTGCAATATTTGCACCATCTAACTTAGCACCACGTCCTGCATCTCCCTGTGCATACCCATAAGGGTCTGATGCACTAGTTACACTACCTTTTGTATTAACTGTACATCTCTCGATATATGGACTCTGTGTAGAATTTAATGAAGTGATAAGTTCAAACGCATATCCGTCATCATTTGAACTATCATAATAGAAATCTTTGATTGTTAAATCGGAAACGTGACAGTCTCCTGAAAGTTTAAATGCAGTGTTAGCATTAGTAACACCTGTTGGTTTTACAGATGTAGAACGTAAATTAGTACCACGAAGAGTGACTCCGTCAGGTACAGTCATTGGGAATGTTTCTTGATACTCACCTGGTGCAACTATGATTGTATCACCTGCTGTGGCAGTTCCAAGTGCCTTTGTAATAGTAAGGAATGGTGTATCTGGATGTAGACCTGCATTACCACCATTAGCAAGAGTATTATTATCTGAACCTACTGACGCGACATAATAAGTATTCCCCTGACCATTCGTGATGTCAGTGGAAAGCATGGATGTAACCACCTCACCCGTATTGGGTTTCTGGTTAGCAACCTCTATTATATTTGATCCGTTTCTAGCGTATAGTTTTCTATCCGCTATATTAAGAGCTATTTCGCCATCTTCTAAATTAGAAGTTGTCGGGACGACTGCTGCTGTCGTCGATCTCTTTAGCTTGATTCTCGTTGCCATCTAGAGCATTCTCAGGAATTTGGTCTTGATTCATACTATTTAACTGATTTTGTAAGTCAGCTATTTGTGCTTCTAACATCACATTTACTAATGTCAATTCAGAAATTTTCTTTTGTAATGTGTTAATAACAATTTGTGCATTCATAATTCAAATTTTAAAAAGTTCCTCCATCGAGGGTGTTTGTCCAGACTGGGACTCCAGCTGAAGTAACAGTCAATACTTGATATGATGTAGTAGCATCATTTCCAGTACCAGGTGATGCCATGTTAGCCTCTGCAGTTACCTGTAGAGGACTTGTGCCATTACCATATACGATACCATTTGAGGTAAATGTACCTGCACCAGTACCACCAAACTGAACTTCAAGGTCAGTGTCTAGTTCAAGATCACCGATAAGAACAGTACCACGGTTTCCAGTTACACCAAAAACAGTACCTGTGTCAGTTGCTTCTTCAATAAATGTCCAAGCACCTGCACCGTCACCACCACCAGTGCGGTCATAACCAAAGAAACCAAATTTATTGGTTCCAGATAGATTGTAGTGAATTTTAACACCACGATCCATTGCATCATCAGCACCTCTAACTGTAACTAAGGTAGCACCTACAACTTGGTCAGCAGTAATTGCTGCACTTAATGTAATAGTTTTTGTACCTGTGTTGATAGCAGAGATTGTTGTGCCACCAGGAATACCAGTACCAGTGATTGAATCACCGACTGATAATTGCTCCACTGCATCAACTACAACAGCAACTGTTGCGTTACCCGCAAAGGTAGCAAGAGTTTTAACTGTGATCGGTGTAGTGGGATCTCCTAATTCAATAGTAGGATCGTTAACAGACATTGAAGCACTATTAACAGTAGTTGTTGTACCATCAATTTGAAGGTCACCTTTAATTATGACCAAACCATCAGCGTCTCCACCTGCAGGAAATGGGTCAATAATCAATTCTTGTATACTATTAATAGTAGAAAGTACGTTTCCGTCTAACTTAAGGTTATCAATTTCAATAGAACCAGTCTGAGATGTATTACCAGAAATGTTTGTGGTTCCATTAAAGGTTACACCATTCTGGAAGGTAGTTGTTGCATTAACTTCCAGTGTATCTGTATCAGCAGTACCAAGAACTGTATTATCATCAACCTTAAGGTCTTTGATCCATGCAGTAGCCCCTACACCAATACCACCCGCAAATGTAACACCTGCTGTGGCAACGTTAGAAGCATCTGTAGTATCAGCATAGTTGACTAGTACACCTGTACTATAGTTCCAGTCTGCACCTTCTACTTGAATCTTGTCAGAAGTTGTCTCGTCATATCTGATAGAAGCATCCTTTGTATTACCAAAGTTTAGTTTCATATCATCAGCAATACGCAAGTCGGGGGTACCTGCTACACGCTTGATGTCTAAAACTGCATCTGAGTCATTATATGAGAGTTCTACATCTCCTGTAGTTCCAAACTCTAGTTCCTGACCATCTTCAATAACCAGTTTACCTGTACCATTTGCACGGAAGATAAGGTCAGCATCAGTAGTAGATGTTGTAATGACATTTGCATCAAGGGTGATGTCGTCAACATTCCACTGATCAATTTTTGAATTACTATCGACTATTACAGATGAACTAGCAGTTAATGTACCATGAACATGATCCAACATGTCCATAAAATATCTACCACCGACAATCTGTGCAGCACCATTATTGTCTCCAATGAATAGTCTGTCTCCTGCGTTTGCCTGAGTTCCGTTTGCTCCTGTAGTAATGGCGAGTTCACCAAATGTAATACTACCAGGTGCGGTTGAACCAGTACTCCTTTTAATTAGAATATTGGATGCCATTAGAAGCTACCCCCGTTTACTGTTACGTGATTTAAAACATTCGTGGCGACAAATCTTGTTGCTGCTGAATCATACACAAGCACTGAACCTTCTGCTAGTCCACCTTGTGATACATCTGTCAAATCTACGTCTGACATAGCACCAATCGTGCCACCGCCACCACCAGTGGCGACACGAGTTACTCTTGGGACTGATTGGTCCCCAAATCTTAATCTTGCCATTTAAAGTGTTACCCCCTCAAGTACGCTTACTGAACCCTCTAACACTCTGGACTTGATACCAGATGCTGAAGTTATGACGACATCATACACATACCGTCCACTTTTCATAGCAGCGGTCTGGGAATTAGTTAGAGATAATTGTATTCTTCCACTCGTTGTAGGAGTCAGGACTGCAGACGTTACAGTTTGAGAAGTACTACTTGTGTAGTGTTTCTTTATCAAACTTGCTACTGTATATCCTGTAAGGTTAAATTCTGTGCCATTATCATTCTCAACTGTGAAGTCGATGATAAAGTCAGAACCTTGATATATTAGTAGGTTGGATACAGCACTTGCCATTCTCTAAGAATTCCATATAATATTTAGCTTAACTTTATTTATC